AGCTCCTTTGTATCTGATGCTAGGATCATGTTCAAAGATTGCTCATACCATAAAGTTCCATTCTCTTTGTTTACTCGGATAGGCGCAGTGTAGCTAGATAAATTTGATTTCAATTTGTACTGGAATACCTCACCAGTAACTGTCAACGTAGTAATCTCATTGCCAGTCAATGTTGGCCCAGTTGCAATTGATCCTATTGGGAACAAAATAACAGATTTGATACCACCTTTTCCATTGGTACATGTTCTGTCATTAAACCCAGTTGTCATATTACATGCCATCTCTTCTGTATTTTTTAAGTTAGGGGAGACCTAAGCCTCCCCATATTTGTTAATTAGTTAGGTGATCCAGTTCCGTTCCAAACTCCGATCTGATCCAAGAATGGTACTTGTACACCAGCTCTGAATTTAGATCTGATATAGATAACATCATCATCTTGAGAATAGAACAAATCATAGTTGTCAAAGTCAGAAGATAAGTCAGTTCCGAATACAAAGTGAGATGCTTTCCCAGTGTAGATATTGTCAAGACCATTCAATCCTGGTACTTTAACCACTCGCATATCTGTACCTGGTACGATGATCTCTTCCATTGTAGCAATTTGTGCTGGAGAATAGTGGAAGAAATTAAGATCAACCAAGTTCTTCATCAAATAGTTGAAGTTCTCACGGCCAGCGAAACATACAAAATCAGCAGCTTCAGCCACAGCTTCAGGAGAATTTGTGAAACACTCATAGAATACATCATAAGCGTTTGATGCATCAATGCTTGCAGTTGCAGAAGTGTTCAAGTTCACACATCCGTTAGCAGTTTTCAAGAATTGACGATATCCATTCATCCACTGAAGGTTACCAGTACCAGTTGCTTTGTTACCTTTCCAAATCAATTTGTCTAACTCAAGTGCATGTAAGCTCAAGATGTAGTTAGTGATTTGTGCTTCAAAAGGAAGTTCTTTGTCCTCAGCAGATGCACCTGGGCGCAAAGCCAATTGAGTCCAAAATCCAGCCAAGTCTTTTTGACAGAATCTCTTCATGTATCCAAGAGTCTCAACAGCAATTGCACGATCAGTGAATACTGTATCTCCAGCTGGTGTCATTTCGCAATCTCCAGCTTGATAAGTCAAAGTATCATCTAACAATTTGATCTCTTCAGATCCTTTGATACCTTCTTGAATTGTGATGTAACGTAAAGTCTTAGCTTCAGTTACTGATCTAGTGATTAGATCTTCTCTTTGCTCGTCTACATATGCTGCCAAACCTGACACATCATAGTCGAATTTTTGCTTGATAAACTTTTTTAAGCTCATTTTCTTTGTTATTTAATTTGTGATTTAAGGAATAATTGACGTGATGTCAATATACTATTTGTTCTAGCGAATTTCTCGCCTTCAATTATGCTGTTTGATGGCATTTCTTTGAATGATTCAAAATCATTTTTCATTGCTGCCATCTCAGTGCGAAGTGTTTCATTATCTGAAGCAATAGTCTGCATCATTTCACCTATAGCTTCTACAGCTGTAGAGAATGATGACATCTTTGCATTCACAATTGATTCTACTTGCTCAGCACTCATTGATTCTTGTTTCATTTCTTCTGCATTGATAGCTGCAATGACTGCTGTTGCAATGTCATAGGCTTGCCCCATTTCAATGTTCAGTGTTGCTGCGATTGCCTCTGTAGCTCTCTCTAGTGCTGCTGGCATCTCTTCAATGTCAATAGCTTCAAACTCATCAGAGCTTGCTGCTTGTTCTGTTGCTCTCTCATCAATAACCTCTAACACTACACCATTGGCATCTGTTATGATCTTGATTCCAGTAAACTCACCACCCAATTCATGTGTACCTTCCGGAGCTGGAATCTGCTCACCATCAGCAACAATAAATACAGTAGTTCCCACTGCTAGTTCACCCTCATATGATACAGCTGTACCATCTAGCAAAACTGCCTCACCAAATGCTTGAGCTTCTGTTGTTTCAGTAGCTTCAGCAGATGTTGAAAACATTGCTTTCATGTCAGCAATTGCATCCATTACTTTTTTGAAGTTCTCGTTCATTTGTTTGTTATTTAATTATACTATGTTTAATTGTTCCACTTAGATCATTCAATGCCTTGAATATCTGTGCCATCATCTCTGATTCAATGGTGCGATCTGTTGCTGTGATCTGAAAATATCCCTCAACACTAAAGCCAGTAAACTTTCCTTCCTTAGCTTTCTCCCATACATCTTTATCAGTTACCTTGTAGCTGACAATCCAAGATCCATCATTTGCATCATGGAATCTTTCAGGAGCTGTGAATCCTTTGTCATTATCTATCTGATAGCTGTGGATCATGTAGATCCCATCAACAACATTGGATGAATTGTGCTCAATATTTACATTGTTGAAGTTGCCTCTCCTAGCATAGTCATGGATAATGTCCTTGATAGCAGCCTTTGTGAATACCACATAATACTCTTCATTGCTATCCTCATCAAATCTATAGATAGGTGTATCAGCAGAGATAGCCACACCGGTGATTACTTGCTCCTCATCATTGAATTGAAATTTCTTAGCTTGTGAGAATGTTTGAAAACTTATCTCATGCGCTGGATCTCTCACCAATGAATTAAATTCCACAGATGTCTCTGCTTCATTCAAGTCAATTGAGATCTCATAAATAGGCAATTCCTTCATCATATTAGATAATATGTATTTTTGTTCCATGATTCTAGTATACCCACATAAACAAGGCAAGGAAGGCAGCACAATACAGCACTCCATTAACTGGGCCTTAAAGAGATATCCTAATGCAGAAGTCTATATCATTGGTGATCATGTCAGAGGATACAATAACATCATCCCTGATGCAAGGTCATCTGTCAGAGGATGTGATGTGACTCACAAGCTGTTGACATTTGCCCGGCACATTGGCGGCAAGTTCCTATACATGAATGATGATTTCTTTCTTGGTCCTAAATTCAATGAGGATACAGTGATATCAAATGGCAATCTGATGATCAATGACCTTCATGCACCCACATATCAGGAGGCTTGTCAAAATACTATGGATGTGCTCAAAGCTATGGGATGCACCACAATAAACTTTGAATGTCATCAGCCAGTGATGATGGATAGTCAGAAGCTCATTGAATTGTTTGACTCAATATCTTGGGAGGGGCACAATCACTTTGTGAAATCACTCTATCTTAATTACTACCAGGTACCACATTCACCTGGACAGAATCTCAAGCTAGGCAGTGACACAAAAAAGGCCCAACAATTGCTGGACCTCTATGGCTCATTCTCATGCTCAGATCAGTGGATGAGAGGAAGCACACAAGTAAAATTTCTTACCACACACTGAGCTTGTTCTGAATAGCCACATTATTCTGTGTGCCAGTGATGTCAGACTCTAAGACATACACTTGATTGATTCCAGCTGATTGCTGTGCAGCCAATCCAGTAAGATCAGTCTGCTGTGTATTTGTGTTAGCATTGGCACCACCTAATTCATTGGCTGAAGCTCCAGCAGATACACCTCCGCTAGTGTCAAATGTTGGCGCAGTTCCTGATTGATATTTTGTTGCAGCAATGGCAGCTATTTGTGTAGCACCAATCAAGGCAGCTGATGCAATCGCAGCAATACCAGCTGGGGATGGCGGCGGCCCAAACTGAGCAATCCCTTTCACAATTGCTGAAGCAGTATCTATAGCTGCTTGACCTATTCTGAGAATCTTATCACGTTCAAATTGTTTCTTTTTAATAGCCTCAAGTGCATTGAAATTCTTTAGCTCAATCTGATACTTTGCAGCTGCATAGTTGTCATCAATTGCTTTCTTTTGATCAGCTGTTAAGTTCTGACCTTCTAGCTCTTTCTTATGCTTGGCATCCAATGCAGACAGCTCATCATTGGCTCTTGTTTGCATGTTCTGCATCCTTGCATCCTCCAATGAGCTAAAGGCATCATTTAAGGCACTGAATTGGTCAAAGATAAACTGAGCATTGTCCAGCTGTTTTTGAAGTCTCTCAGCATTGTATTTGTTTTGAATCTTACTGATCTCTTGTTGCTGCTGCTCTTCTAGTTTAGTGATATCAAGGCCGTATTGTTTGGCACCCTCAATCAGTTTGAAGTATTTGTCTGTCACTGCTTGCTCTTCTGTCTGTTGAGCAGTCAATAAAGCTGCATTGTATTCATCAAAGAAAGCCTCTTCTGTTGCAATCTCTTCCCTTCTTAGAGCTTCTTTCTTGTTGAATGTTTCAATCTCAATATCTCTTTTTTCTTTGGCTGTTTTATCAGCTAGATCAATCTCTATCTGTGCATACTTAGCCTCAATATCATTCAAGGAATTTTTCAAAGCCAGCCTCAATGTAGTAGTATCTTGATTATTCTTGACTGCTAGTGCTATAACCTCGTTAAATTTCTTTTGTTCTGCTGCAATCTCTTGCTCCTTATTGGAAAGCATTGACAGATTGAAGGCATCCTCAACCTCTTTTATCTTAGCTAGGTCTTGCTTTCTTTGCTCTCTTGCCTTATCAGCAGCAGCCTTTGACTTATCAGCTTGATCCTTCTGTACTTTCTCAGCGTTCTCTGCTACCTTCTTAGCGTTATCTTGTACCTTCTTAACATTCTCAGCTGCATCAATTGCTCTCTGCTGCTTGATGTCTGCATAGTAGTCTTTGGCTTGTTGACCCAGCTTGACATATCTTTCTCTTGATGTAGTCAATTGCTCTCTGATCTTGGCAGCTTCATCCTCATTACCTTGATCCAGCATCTGCTGATATCTCTTCTGTAAGTTCTGGAATCCATACTGCTCTTTGACTCTTGCATCCTGGCGAGCCTTCGCTAGTATCTCAAGATTCTTAATCTCAGCCTTGGTGATCTCTTCATCAGTTGCACCAGCAGCCTTCATCAAAGCTATTCTGTTGCTTGTATATTTCTGCAATGCACTGAATGAATCATCAAGAGCTTTACGGCCATTCTCAAGACTCTTATTGAATTTCTCATTTGACTCAGCAGCTTCAGCACTATTGTCACCAAACGCAATGAATGCTCCAGCAATAGCAGCAAGTGCAGCAATAATCAAGAATATTGGATTGGCTTTCATCACAGCATTCAATGCTTTCATGGCCAATGTTCCCAAATTGGTAGCAACAGCAGCAGCTTTCTGTGCTGTGCTCATGGCTGTAGTGGCAACAGCATTACCAGTAGTGACTGCTGTATTCTCAACTATGAATGCATTCTGAATCTTTTGTGCTACATTCCTAAGTTGAATCCCTAGAATAGCCTCTTTATTCAAATTGTTGGCAACAGTGCTCACTGCATTCACCACACCTTGCACAGCTTGCAGCTTCACCATTGTCTGCACCAATTGCTCAGACTCTACACCAGTCAATGCAATGGCTGACTGAAAGCCTCCAAAAATAGCTGCTCCAGTATCAATCCCAGCTAGTGCTGTATCAAGGCCCACAAAGTCAGAGGAGAGAGCTGTGGTTTGTGCCTTTAGATCACCTATCTCATCCTTTAAATTCGCAGCATTCTGAATGGCCTGAGCACCCACTGGTGACTCAACACCAGCTTGAGCTGCAATAGTCTGATATTGCTTCATGACTTGAGTCATCTCTCTCAAGCTCAATCCTCCAGCTTCAACCCTTGCATTTAGCTCCGCTAGTTTCTCAGCAAAGGCATCTGTGCCAGCATCTGAGGCAGCAGTTTTCTGTGTTGCTTGCAGATCCTTATTCAGATTGTTGACTGCCTTGTCAAATGATTGCACATCCTGAACACTGTTGCCAGTGTCAACCCGTAGTGAAAATACTGCTTCCTTATTTGCCATGTCTATATTCAAAAAAAGGCTAGTTTCCCAGCCTTCATAAAGTTAATATTTTAACAATAGATTATTTTAATACCTCAATAACTACTGCATCAATAAGTGCTGCATTCAGTTCTGAATAGTCAACTCTAAAGTTATTGCCTTGTTCATCTGAATAATCTGCAAATATCTCATTCAAAATAGTGATTGTTCTATACTCAGTTGTTGCTGGATTGTCAGATGGTTTCTTAGAGTAAAGGTCATCTACTAATAACTGCACTCCGACAATTGAATCAGTTGCTACCTTCTTATTTTCTTTATCTGTAATTACTTGAGTCTCTCCGTACCCAAATATGTGTAATGTATTGTAAATTGCCATAGTTTATAATTAAGCGTAAATTACTTCTGTTGTTTCTATTGCCGCAGTCCATTGAATATTAGTTGCTGCTGCACCCGTTACTTGTACTCTAAGACCTCCGTTAGTTGTATCTGCTGCCAAAGTTGGTGTACCCCAAGCTGGTGTATTCTGTACCAATGTCACGTTACCTAATGATAATGTTGTAGATGCTGCGTTGGCTCCTCTGACAATTATACCATCTACATCCCAAGCTGCTACGTTTGTGCTTCCTGATTGCTTTCCTATAATTGTACCTTTGAATCTAAATGCTGAATCGTTAGATAAAATTACTTGGTTTGTTGTAGATGCTGCCCCACCAGCTACAGTAACAGTAGTAGCTGTGTTTCCAGTAGTTCTAATTCCAAGAAAAAATTTAGACTGCTGACAATCTCCAGCTGCACTTATTACTCTTCCAAATACTACTCTGCCTTGAATTCCAAAAACACGAGAATAAAATCCAGATGCAAATGAATAATCACCATTAGCTATTGCATTAGAAGTTAACGCCACTGAGGCTGCTCCTGTTGCTTGATTTTGGGTTCCTAATGCAATTGAAGATGTACCACTCGCAGTATTGTTATAGCCCATTGCCACTGAACCATCACTGCCACTTGCTGTATTTGCATAGCCGTGTGCTAAAGAACCAGAACCAGTTGCAGAAGATAAATAACCACAAGAAAAAGAGCCTAAAATACCAGAAGAAAGATTTTCAACTCCTAACGAAGTAGCATAATTTGCACTTGCTCTATTATTTCTACCAGCAATAAAAGACCATTCACCACTTGCTACCTGATTTGCATTTGCTCTCTCCATTTGCAAATCAACTGCCTTTGCACCTCTTTTATTACCTCCTGCTGTTGTATTATCAGCAATGTCTAACGTAAAAGCCCCAGCACCCTTAGGAACTATTGCTACATCTGCATCCGTTGTAGCAGTTACTGGTGTTAATGAATTAACTGGCACAGTACCGTTTGGTGCTGCTGTATTCTCTGCTTCAGTAAATTCGGTTAGACCGCCTGATGCTGGCACCGCCCACGTTGCATCACCTCTTAAAAACTTTGTAGTATCATTTGGTGCTTTTGGTGCAAATCCGTGCTTCGCTGTACTTACATCATTTGTAGTGATGTCTGAAGTAGTCATATTCGCATCTGTTACCAATGCCTTGATGTTCGCACCAGTTACACTGCGTGATGTGTATAAACCAGCTCCAGCTGATTGAGACACCTCTACTAAATCAGTGTCTGCTATTGTTGCCCCTTTGGCCGTTAAGCCTGATATCTTTACTCCCATGTCTTATTCTGTTATTCGTTGTATATTATCTTCTGTCATTCTGTTGATACCATCCTCAGACAGTCTATTGAATAGCGCATCAGCCACAGCCTTAATGGCAGCGGTTGCACTATTGAACATCATTGTGAATCCGTATCCGTACATCTTACAAGATTAAAGCTACAGATCCTGATGTCAAGTCAATAGCTGAAAATTTGCGAGCTCCAGTACATCTAATCATTGCTCCAGCTTTTACCGCTGTGCCTGGTGTAGTTATTAACTCAGCTTTGATGTCAACACCACCCACCTTGATGCTTGCAAAGATAGTGTCCTCAAGGACAAAGATTGCATCATAAACTATTGTCTTTTCTGTAGTGTCATTCACTATCAATGTTCCCTGGCTTGCCACCAGTATTTCTTCCCAAACTGCCATATCTATTCTGTTATTCTAGTTAAATTATCTTCCGTTATTCTTGTCTGACCTCCAGCTGTAAACTTGCCTTCTGTCTCTCTGAAGTTAGTTTTATCAGGGAGATAAGGTATCTCTATATCAAAAGTTTGGATACTCTCCCCTTCTATTATGCGAATCAGTTCCACTAATGTAGTGTTATCCTTTCCACTATCGAAGTCTGATACCTTCTGAAGTCTATAAATTACACCATCAATGTTGATAAGCTCCTTAAAATTAAGCATGTTGATCATGCTATTATCTATCTTGATGTAGCATGTTAATAACTTCCCAAACCTAGATATAACCTCCTTGATGTATCTCTCATGATAATGGAATAAGTTATTGGTAGTGTAGGCCGCATCTTGATAGAAGACATATTCAGGCACCCCAAAATTGAAGTCAAAGGTAGGTGATGTCAAGCTATTTAGATGGCCCACATAGGGATATGATCCCTCAGTAGTGGCAATACCATCCTCATCAATGTATTCCCATGTAGCTGTAGTCATTGGTCCCAGCTGCACAAGGAATGGCTTGCCCTTCTTGATAGCTATAGCTGATGTGCCATCTTGCTCAGTCTTGACTTGGAATGACCTTGGCACAATGATATTGGTGAAGGTACTCTCATCTACTGGAATATTCACCAGCACCTTCTGTGAGAATGGGAGCTTGAATTCAGTGGTATTCTTAGCAAATTGATTCTGTGAATCTAAGCTGAAGGCACCATACTGCTTCCGGACATCTTGTGCATAATAGAAGTTGTAATAGTCATCATCTTGCTCAAATACAAAGTTGTATGTGTTGCTAGCAAAGTTGATTGTAGGTGTCACCTTGTAATCTCTGCTATAGTCAACTAGATGAGTCCAATTCAAGGCATCAGCTGATGAGTTATAGAAGTCATCCATTGGCTCAATCTCAAGGATGGTGTTATCATTCACATTAGGCTTGACATATAGATTGAATGCCGTAGTAATTCCTTTGAAGAATGTGGCGCAGTCCATTGTTGGCAGAAAGTTATCAATCAAGATAGTTCCTCCTGGCTCAAGTGACTGCTCAGATAATACGATATTGAGATCCGCTGTGTTGCTTGTGATGTTGGTATTCAATGAGAAGGCCGTAGGAATATCATCAGCCTCAACAGATGAATCGTAAACATTCCACACTAGAACAAATTTCAGCTCATCATTGAAGGTCACAAATACATCTCTGATATAATCAAAGCTGATAGTAGCTGAATAGTCACCAGTACCATTGTCAAAGAATCCTTGGTACACAGCATCTTGAGATACTACAAATCCATTCTTGTATATCTTCAGCACCAGCTTAAACCTGATCCATGTATCCACAAGATTGGCTCCAGTGATTGTAAAGTCAAGATTCAAGTCATGATCACCAACATAATTGATTCTCATGATGCCCTCAGTAGCTGATACAAAGCGCATGAATGTAGCAGCATTCTCAATCTGTCCAGCTGGATCAGATGTCACTGTAGCATTATATGCATCTGTAGTGACTGTATTCTGTAAGTCAGCCCTTCTATTGCCACCGAATAATAGATTCCATCCACTAGATAGTGGAATGTCAGCATTGATAATGTGACCACTGGTGCCATTGTCCTCTGTAGTATAGGCTGACAAGGCAAGTGAATCAGCAGCTGTGATTGTTGGTAATGATCCACCTTCAAAGGCCATGAGCATTCTCTTGAATGTTTGACTCTCAAGGAAGGCTGATGACCAGCTGATGCCGCAATAATCAAACGCCCTCTTTAAAATATCATAACAGAATACTTGTGGCGGAATATGCTCCACACCAAAGGCATCCACTGCTGGCCTATCATAACCATAGTCAATCAGTCCATAGTAGTATCCTAGTCCATCCCAGTTGGCTCCAGTCTTGTTGCTTGTTGGTACACCATTCACCTGGATAGTTCCAGCCCATGAATTCTCTTGATTGGCCTTGATTAGTGTATGTGTGTATTCGGACCATGACAGCTCATTGATTCTGATCTTGGATAGTAGTCCAATGTAGTCAACAGTTTCTGATATCATGATGATAGAAAATCTCCACATGCCATTCATCCAGTTGCACTCAGTCAGCTGACATATACCATTGAACTGCAATAGACCTTGATCATAATACCTAGCTGTTGACTTTACAGATGGATCAAAGTTAAGGAATGCGCTTTGAGTATCTAATACTGGATCACTAGCTGATGTCATAAACACCTGATGCATTAGATATACATTCTTTTTGGTACCAGGCAAAATGATAGTCTTGGAATTATTCCCCTTCCTACTAGACAAATCTTTCACATCACTGATATTGTATGTCAATGGGAATGGCAACCTATCATCAAGGTCTACAAGTATGTCATTGATGTATAGCTCCATCTATCCTAATTGTGTCTGATATGTGTATGTTCTATCTATCTGAACAGCCTCTTGAATAAGACCAGCTTTTCTTCTTTGCTTTAATGTATAGTTAGCATTGGTCACGTTCACTGGCTCAAGAACCGATGATCCAAAATCCTTCTGAATATAAACCCTTGGTGATTCATACAGATCTCTAACTAACCATTGCTGTATGTCCTCATGAATCCAATCACTATTCAATAGTAGTTTATCACTCATTGACTTATTCACAGTCATTCTGTTGCCATCACTTAAAGAATATTCATAGTCACCAGCTTGCCATCTACCAGTTCTTCTATTGTATCTTGTTGCCTCAATATCTGTTGAATGCTCTGATAATAAGTTAAAAGTGAATGAATCCCATGCACCAAACTTATTAAGCCAATGCAGTCTGTATCTTGGATAATTGCTACATGACTGATCGTAGTATATCTTATAAAGTTCAGAGTCCTTTGATGGTGTAGCATTTTGATATATCTCAATCGTATAATAGTAGCAATTAGTAAAATTACCTACAACCAAAGTTGTACCATTTACTAAGTTTTCAGGACCTACTTGAACAAGTGGTATAATACGGTGATCTTTTATAAAGTAAGCTGATGCAATTACTGAATTATTTATGTCATATAAAACAGCTTGACCATACACTAAGTTCCCTGTGCTATTGATTATGCTTAGATATTTATAGTCATAATATCCTACAAGATCTCTTTTATCTCTTGGGAATTCAGTCAAGAATAATCTAGTACCAGAGGCTTGCTCAATATTATAATCTTGATAATTCCATGACAGCCAAAACTCTTGTCTAAAAGCTGCATTTAAAAATTCAATTCCATTGCTTGCCTCTGCTGATGCAATGATAACCTCAGCTGGCGTGCCATATCTCTCATACACTAATAATGAAAATGTTTGACTGCCATTCATCAGCTCTTGATCTAGTAGCAATGGATCTGGGAAGTTATTAACTATAATAGCTCTACCAATACTTGATAAGTCAAACTTTCCACTATCCCCATCTTCAGGGAATACTTGATGAGTTGAAATAAGGCCAGCATTAAGATAGACCTCTATTACAAATGAAAAGTTAGCTTGCCCAGTATTGTCTGATTCAAAAACAAATATTGTTGGATTGCAAATGGGATCCCACTCAGTAGGCTGACTTATAAATGTTATTGCCATGTTCTTGTGTTTTTTGTGAATGATATTTCAAACATCAACCCAGTGACAGCAGCTAGATCATTAGCTATCTTATCAAGGACATCATTGCTCATGACATTGGATGTGATATTGCGAGGCTTGATACCATACTTGTTCTTTGTAGCTGATGCTGATGCATAGGCATGGCTGAGATCATATCCTTTCCATTGCTGTATTGCCTTAGCATGATTCTTTGAAACATTAGGATACTTAAAGCTATAAGGTGTTTGAAATTTATTCTGTCCTACTGGATTGACACCCTCATCTTGGAACTTGTAGTACTCATCCGCTTGTATCTCAAATGACAATGCTCCAGTAGGAAAGTATACTACTGACTGAGCTAGTCCTCCAGTATTGTTTACGTTAGTAAATATATACTCTTGGAATTGTGCTGTGACCTCATTGGCAAGACCTAGAATAAACTTTTCATAAGCTGTCTGAGGCTGAGTAAGTTCAGTCTGAGATATACCTAGTGAGTCAAGAAATTGCAGATCATCAGCCATGTCTTTGTAATATGTAATCTTGTTCCGCTTTCAGCTTAAAGAAGTTCAGCCAAAACAATGTCTTTATGTATGGCTGACGCGTGATAGTGTCCACATCTTTGCCAAGCTCTTGCGCCAGCTTGAGGAGGATTCTTGTCCATGTAAACCATTCGCTGTCTCTAAGAGTCTCTGATGCATTGTCTGATTCTGATTCATCAGCCTCGCTGTCTGTATTCCCAAGATAGCGAGACTCCGCCTCTCTGATTCTCGCAAAAAAAAAGCGAAGAAGTTCAGAAATTCATTACCAGGAAAGGCCCTCTTGAATATCTCTTCCCTCTTCTTATTGGGATTGATGACCTTGCCCCTATCATCCTCTTGGCAGTATTCCATGCCCTCCTCAATGTAGCAGATAGCCAATGCCTCACATGGTGTTGAGCTGACATCCTCAATGAGCTTCATGTCAATGATCTGACCAGTCTCTATGGCACTAAAGTCCTTTTCAAATCTGTATCTCTTGCCTTCTATCTCAATGAATTCAGATGGCTCCTTTGTGCTGTATTGTGATAGCATATTCAGAAGTACACTGCTGGCATTCATGATGTCATCAATGTGAATCTTTCTGACCTTGTTGATTGGCAGTCCGGTGAAGATGCTGACAAGCTGTGACTGAAAATCTAGCATGTTGATCAGTGACTTATCTGTCTGCTGGATGAATGGTGCCAGCATCAGCCATTTAGTGAGCTGATCAGGTCTGCACTCTTGGATTGTTTGTGGATAGTTTACATCAATGGTTTTCATGCTCTTAATATTTTGTATTGCCCTCTCTTACTGTAGTTCTTTTTACTATGCCATGCCAGTGCTAGTGAGATAACCCCATCATCATGCAGTCCACTTGGTGCAGAGTATTGTACTGACCTGGTATTTGGATTGTAAATATAAGTAAAATTCTCAAGCTCATCTATCAGCCATTGCTCTTCTATTATCTTGATATCTGACTGCTCAAAGGCCAGTGCTAGATCCTCAATGATTATTGGCTTTGTCTTGCTGGTAGTGGTGAATGGATTCACTAGGTTACGCAGCCTTGAGGATAGCATCTCAAAGAAGATATCCCCTTGATTGTTGACCTCTATCAATGTGACTGCTTGATATTGCTTGATGATGTCTGCTACCTTGTCAATGATCTTGGACCACTCATCATGGCGCCACCTTCCAACATAGATCATCTGACCTCTCTCATTCAGTATTGTCAACACTGTATAGTCATCTGCCCTACCTATGTCAAGTCCAGCGTAGCACTTGCCACCTCTCTCCCATGTTCCAGCTGACTGCCTCACGTTCTTGAATAGTCCGGATGCGTTGTCAATGAATTCAGCCATGTATTCTTGTCTGAAGATATGATCAGGCAATGACCGCTTTCTCTCCTCCAGCTCTTGTGGTGCTATCATTGGATTGTCATAGGATGTGAAGTGGATGTACTTGTATCTGTCATCATAGTTAGGCTGCATACACAAGGTGTGGAAATGATTCTTGCCCTTTGGTGTTGAGATAAATATCACCTTCTTTCCCTTGACCATGACAGTTGCTGACAGAACCTCATTCCACAGCTCAGGTCTTGTGAAGGCCATCTCATCCACTACCATGAAGTGGAATGTATTCCCTCTGATATTGTCGGGCCGTTCACCACTGAAGAATTCTATTGATGATCCAAAGCCAGTCACCTTGAGATCTGATTTGTTGAATTCAAATAGTCCGCTGTTTTTAACTGCTCTCTCAAGCTCAGCGAATACTTTCTTGCCTTGCTTGTATACTGGTGTCACCCAAGCAATCTGTGAGCCTGGATGATTAATGGCCCAGTACAGAAGCTGATTGATCCCTAGTAAGGTCTTGCCAAATTGCCTACCAATATTCAGAGCATAGTATTTCTCGCTGCCTTGATTGATAGCATTGTGGATATGCCTCTGATTAGGATGAGGCTTGTAGCCTTTGATTGTACTCATTCATCAAAGTCAAAGTTGTCAACATTTCTAGTTTCTACTTGCTGACGATCATGCATGCCTAATCTGTTCTTTGCGTAGAATATCCCCTTGCCCTCATTGCCCACAATATCAACAGCTAAGCCTTTAAAAAGCTCATCTATTTTTTTAATAGTGTCAGATTTGAGTTTGTCATCAGAATTCAACCAAGTGTAATAAGTCTCTCTTACAATACTCTTTTCTTTCCTCACAATAGGAATCCATATTCTAAGGAAGTAATCTATAGTAGGTATATGCCTATCTAGTACCAGGACAATCTCTCCTTTATTGGATATCATTTCTTTCTTATGGGACATGCACTCTTCGATATAGATATGTGCCAGTTCCTCAAGGTGTTTTATGAATTCATCTGAGTATGCCATTATTTCAATTCATTAATTTTAGATTCTGCCCATGTCTTTGCTGCCTTGCCACCCCACAGAAGGTAGGAGATGTATCCACAATCTTCAGGGGTGCCATTTTCATAGTAAGTCTCAGCTCTTGATAGATAGCTTATCATTCTTTTGATTGTATCAATGGATAGTTTTTCTCTATTGCTGAGCTGCTGTGCTCTGACCTTTCCTACTTGTGTTGCACATCTGTTGCCTTGCTTTTCATTCAGCTCTATCCCTCGTCTAGCGTTGTTCACTACAGCATCAGGATAGTCATTATAGCTATCTTGAAATTCTTGCTTTGCTCTTTGCCATGATGACTTGCATACTGGATAGCGTTGAGTAGATGGATATTCGTCTTTCATCTTCTCATCAGCCATGCATCTAGTGATGAATTCATTCTCTGACTCTGCTGGTCTTGGTTTAGGTATTGGCATCACTTGCAGTATTTAGTGTAAAATGTATACGGCACCACCTTCATCTTTGCCAGGATCCATATCAGTGGCCTATAGGCTTTGAAGTTGTATTTCTCATATTTGGCTCTATCACCTTTGCGAAGGTTAATTAGTGCATTTATTTTGGATTCGTATTCCCCTAGCTTTGTCATGTCAAACTCAGGCTTAATATCGAATAGCTCTCTAGCTTGTTGCTTTGTCAATCTGCCTGATCTGACTTGTGCAGAAAGATATACTATTCTCTTATCAATGCCAAATTTATTCGGCAATAGAAAGCTCCCTACAAACTCAGTGTAAACATTCTCACAATGCTTGCCGCCATAGTCTTGCCATTGGATCAGTCGTTTCATTTCAAGCTCCATTGTCTCTCTGTCAAATCCATAGTGGAATGGCCTAACATTCTTGATGCCCTTCAGTGCATAGTACAGTTGATCCTTGAATGTGAATAGTGGATAGTTAGTTAGCTCCGCTTGTGTATATGCCTTGTACACTGATCTGATGTATTTGGCATCCATGTATGTCCATGATGCTGGTGTTGATCCCTCAGTTCTGAAGTCATGACCATTGAGAATGTACTTGATCTTGTACTTGTGTGCAGTATCGTACATCAGCTTTGTCATGGCAATGTCATTGGGGATATCTGCATCAGGCAGTCCAGCGTAAAGGAATGCTTCATTTAGTTTGTCATATTCTGATTTGTTCACCTGGTATGTGATTGCATCCACATTCAGCTTCTTGATGAGCTGCTGCATATTGTGGACAGCTTGTGGTGCATTCCAGTTATTATCGAAGTGGATCACCAATGGCTTGAGGCCCCAGTAACGTACAGCAGTGTACAGTAATACTGAGCTGTCAAGACCTCCACTTATCCCCATGATGCAATCGTATTTGTCACCATAGCCATGCTCTCTGATTCTGTTGATAACTCCATTAAGCTCTTCAGGATTTGACTGCTGCTGTAGCTCATCATGTAGATCACAATAGTTGCATTGCTTACTACCTATGACAGCGAAGTCAGAAGTGAATAGGCATCTTTTACATTCTTTTTTCATGTTATAATTATTTGAAAATAGCTTTCGTTTGTATTGACTATGTGTATATTGTAATCAGCAAAGTCTATAGGATTAATATTGTACCAAATATGTTCAGCATCACAATCTTCAGGCTCATCCAGTGGCAAAGATAGCACAAGATATTTACAATACTTCTTGCATTTGTCAATCACCTCAAATGGATTCTCAAGATGCTCTAGTGTTTCTGCAATGATAATCACATCGTATTGGCTGGATGGCTCATCTGTTCTGATATCTAGCAGCTGAATGTGATCCGCTTTGTCAGCAGCTTTGTTGACAGCTATCATTGAGAAGTCTGATGCAGTATATATGCAATCAAACTGATTCTTGATATATTCAGCTCCTATGCCAGTACCACATCCAATTTCTAGTATAGTATTGAATTTTATCTGTTTTAGGATCTCAGACAGTTGCTCATAAATTATCAGCCTATCCTCTTCAATATCAACACTAGCATAGTAATCATCCCAAAATACCATGCTGTTGGTGTTTATTTTATCCTTTACTCTCCGCATAGTTCATTTTGTAAATCATATATTTCAGGGAATGACTGAAGGAATGCAATCTGCTCTTTGCCGGTGATGCGTTCACTCTTTAATTTGCCGGTCCAATGATCCTCAAATTTATGTTTATTCTCCCACTTATCTGTACTGATTGACAAGAATTGTATCTCATCTGCATCAAATATTCCAATGGATGCATCACTGATGATTGCTCTGAGCCACATGGCCCAATCAAGTCCGCTGTTCAATCTCTTGTCAAATGGCTGCCAGTTGATCTTATCAAGGAATCTATTGGATAGCATTCTGCCAATACCTATAGGCTCATAGGATCTTGGTCCTTTGCCGTATCCAGTCCAGTTGACAAGTCTGATCTTATCATCCACATCAATGAAGTGACATCCTAGCTTTCCTACCATGTCAAACTCTTTGAGCTTATCTTCAGCCTCTTGGATGTAATTATCTGACACCCAGTCAGAAGAGCCAACAAACAGCACCCCAGTAGGATTGTATTTCTTAGCTGCCATAAATCCAGCATTCCACTTTGCACCCAGTGGATCATTGGATATCTCTATCCACTCGGCACCTAGCTTGATGCACAGCTCCTTGTCTTCAGGATCATGGCCCATGCAGATGACTTTAACTCCTACCTTCTGAAGTCTTGTGATTGTGATTTTGAGCAGTGGCCTTCTGCCATTCACTGGAATAGGAGCTACAATCATGATTTCAATGCATTAAGTAGGTCAGCTTTCTTTGGTGCTGCTCCTAAGTTTAAACCTCTATCTTTTGCCAGTGCCTTCATATCATTATAGCTCATGCTCTCATAGTTATATTGTTTTGTTCCAATAAACTGAATTTTAGCTGGTTTGATCTCTGTGTTGATGTTCTCTTGTATGTGGGCTGCTAGATCTCTCATTGCATTCCGTAGGCATGTGCCACATCTTTTATTGAGCACTATATTCTTGTTTAACTTGAGCCACATGGACAGCTCTTCTTTGAGCTCTTCATTCAGTGCAAAGGATCTAGTCTTCATAAATCTCTGCACCTGGCTCATCAGCTCATTTGATATCATGGTTTCATAATTTTAAGTAGTTTCTTCTCTAAGGCTGTGCCTTTTATCTTTCGTCTGAGCTCTCTGCTATTGTGCAGCTCACGAAGTAGTATTGCACCAATCATGGCAAAATACTTGTCTTGATCAGTCATTGCTTGCTCTCCCATGATTGTATAATATCAGCTAGTAAATATGTGATGAATGCTATGCCAACAGTGTGCCAGTCGTACATCAGTAATAGGATTACTGAAGTCCAAAAGGATAGGCAGCTCCAGCAGTTTAATGGTTTAAGATCAGGCAGTTCAAAGGTCATCATTGCTCTTGATATCCCTAGGCTCGCCAGTATGAATAGAATATAAATCATTTTTAAATTGTTTTATTGCACCATGGATGACTCTGAGGGGCAGATTTGTTTCTGC